AATCGAGTGCCTTTGTATTGTTATCGATTGTGAGATACGTGTATCCAAGTAAATCACCTGACCTTGGGAATTTTACTGATGACATTGAATTATTTTTCACAGCTCCCTGTATCGTTTGCTTTTCGACGGATTGTGAAAAATTAGAGTGTCGTTTGAACGTTGAGTTAAAGAATGATATTTCTGGGTTACCCATAATGTGTTCGTCTTGAGCACCTATAGCAATGAGTTGAATAATACCAGAAGACATTTATATTAATAAGAGGTTTAAATTATACGTACGAGACGCCCTGAAATAATTAATAGGGCAAATTTCTTTTTTTGCAAACGAATCTAAAAACTAAAATTGAATCATTATCGTCTTGGATTACGGAACTTGTAGCGTCTCCGCTTCTAAAAGTTATTGTTAACCTATCGAGTTTACGTATAGGACTAACGTATTGTTGCATTACGGGATACTCATTTTTAAAGACTAAATGGGTAGTACTATAAGCACCTGTTTTAACAATTGTTCCAAAGTTTTTGTTTAATACTGACATTGTAGGTTGTCCATTAACGGAACTGGATGCGCGTTGACTAAAATGCGTATCAAGTTCATCGATTGATATATGACACACACGTTCAGCTGCTGCGATATTTATATTTGCGGTTATTAATTGGGCTTGAACTATATTTTCAAGCGGTGTTTGTAGAAAAACTGAAAAGGCGTTATTATTTGTAGCTGTACCATCAAAACTATCGACGATAACTGTGTGATACTCGTGTTCGAAATCGGGTAAAGTGGACTGACTAGTCACCAAAGCCATTTATATATACTTGAGATTTTACTTCATCTTATACCCCGCTTGCGCCGCGACCAACTTTTGGCCACCGCAAACACCACCTCGGCTATCCGAGTAGTACGAATCTCTGAGACATTCTTCCGTGGATGGGAGGTCAAAGAGGGAACCTTCGTCACTTGTTTCTATTTCTACGGGCTGGTACTTGCTGGTACGCAAAGCCGTGAAAAGCCATAAAAGTAAAAAGACGACGGCGATCGCCATGAGAGTATTTTTGTTTGTAGAGTTGAGTTTCATTTGTATTGAGTAGATATTTTTTTTAAAGTGCGTTAAAGAAATTAGAATAGTTTCAATATAAAGATTAATGGACGGTGAGATCATACTCGATAGAACTAATACAAATGTCATGAAGTTAGACGACAACGAACAGGCCTTGATGAATGAGATTGAAATTGATATTCCGAGACCTCAGCCTGTGAAAAAGCAAATGCCTAAACCCATGCAAACCCAGTTTACACCTCCATCTACGCAAATTTTCCAGGAAGATATCGATTCGTTTGCGAATCCGAATAAACAAAATCCACCATCGGTTCCTCCACCGGAAGAACCTGTTGATTATGGCGAATATGCAGATGAACAGGACCCGGGATACGATTATGGTATGGGCGGTGGTGATATGGGAGGCGGTGGTGGGTATATGGAAGAGGAAAAACCAACACCAGGATATAAAACAATAGACGAAGAAAAAGCCGATCTCGTGAATAAACTTGGTCGTTTAGAAAAAAAAGGGTTTACCGTGAATAAACGTTTAAATGCGTATTCACCTATAGACGAACTTAGAACTGAAGTTAAGCGTATTACATATAGCATAGACGTTGATAAATCGGTAAAGTTTTCGAGGCGCATGCTTATTGCGTGTACGACAGGTTTAGAGTTTTTGAATAAAAAGTATAACCCGTTCGAAATCCAACTCGACGGTTGGTCCGAGAATGTTATGGAAAACGTTGAGGATTACGATGAGGTTTTTGAGGAGTTATACGTAAAATACAGAACGAAAATGCAAGTTGCGCCCGAAGTTAAACTCATAATGATGCTTGGTGGTTCAGCTATGATGTTCCATTTAACCAATAGCATGTTTAAATCAGTCATGCCGAATATGAACGATGTTATTAAACAGAACCCCGAACTTGTTCAGAACATGGTTTCGGCAGTTCAGAATACAGTTCCAAAATCGCAACAACAACAGGCCGAAACTGTGGACGCAAATGGGAGACGTGAAATGCAAGGCCCAGGCTTAGACATTTCGAGTCTCATGGGAAACATAATGATGCCTCCGCAACCACCCATGAGTACGACGAATATACCGCCCATTACTAATACGACCGTTGATGCCGATGACATAGAGGATGACGTTTCGGACATTGCTGAGGCCGATACTGATATGACTAAGGAAAAGGAAAAGGAAAAGGACGATGATGGTGAAGTGCGCGAAGTTAAAGTTACTCAGACCAAATCAAAACGCGGTGGGGGTAAGAAGAAAAAATCAGTCGAAATTAATTTGTAGATATAGTATAAATGATAGGGTATTGTCCTTTAGACGAGGAACCTATTGAGAGACCTCTTCCACGTCAGGAGGTATCAAAATCGTCACCTCAGGCGAAGAACCGTAAACCACGGTCGAGTTTCCTAGGTGACGACGATACTGAATGTAATTACGTTGTCATGTTTTTTATCGCTGGGGTTATAGCACTCGCGATTATGGATTCACTTCCTAATAGAAAGTGAGACTAAACCATCTACCATCCTGTTTGTTCCAGCATGGTAAATGTGATTTTGTTTTAATTATTTATGTATAATTCGTTATCCGCAATGGTACGTACACCCTACAAACGCCGCTATATGAACTGCGTTTTCCTGTGTCGTTTCTATACCATTTGCGTCTAAATACCGTATATTATACGCCAACTCTGTTTCTGACGTATCTTCCCACTGAAATACACCGTTACTATCGAGATCGTTAACCATTTCGGTTCTAACATCTTTTGTATAAAGTGCTTTTGTTTCATCGTCGAGCGTATTATAAAACGTTTCCGTACACGTATCATTATCAGTAGAACGCACGTAATACGTGTTCGTAGCACTAACTTTCTTTATTTGTTTTACGGGTACTTGTCCCGGGTTAAAGTTACAATCCATTGTTATTTTTGCGACCGTATAGTTTGCAAGAAACTCGGACGTTTGTTTCATACCGTACCCACTCACGTTAGACGTTGTTATATAATCACCCGCCTCCAAATTACCGTTCGTGTTTACTACCCATACACCACCTTCACCTAGCGAGTTAACGTATACTCTGTTATCGCCACTTTCCTTATGAAATACACCCACTATACGTCCGGATCTTTGTTCCCGACCCGATTCGTTTGGATCTTCGCCGGATGATATAACACCAAAACACGCCTTATCTTGTGCCTTTGTTGATATTTTAACAACGGGTATAGCTTCGTTAACGTGTATATTTTTTGCCCCTTTCAGAGGTGTTCCGCCATTAACTGTCATGTAATCGTTTTGGTTCGACGAAACGATCAAACCCACACAGTTAGAAACATTTGTAGGTGTTACGTCTACTATGGAACTCATGTGTTGACCCGTAAACGTTCCTATAGCTCCACTACCGGCAGAAGCTGTATCATTTTCAAACCGAAATATTTGTTTAATTGACCAAGATAACCCACCATTAGAAGTTGCATTAGCATACCAATACATGTTATGGTTATAATCACCATTGTTATCCACGACCGAGTACCAATGACCATTACCCCTAACATAATGTATATATGACGTACGGACTGTACCATCGAGAGTGATAGTTTGTCCACTCGACGAGGCTATATGGAGACAAGAATTCGGTGTAGCATGGTTTATACCTACTTTACCATCCTGACCAATAGCTAATTTCGTGTCATCTGTAAGAGAATTCCAGTCTGCCCCTAATTTCATTCTGTGTTGGGAATCAGCATTATCCATACCCCAAGCCCATCCTGCATGATTCATAACGTCAAATGATATGTAAGGATTTCCACCGTTGCCTCCAGTTGTACCTGTTCTAACCGATACAATCGCATCTTCTGTGCTCGCAGTCCCTGAATTATATACGTATAAACTGTTGGTGTTAGGGTTTGCACTACCACTCGCAGCTACGTGAAGAGGTGCAGATGGTGAACTTGTTCCTATACCAATTTTATCAGCAAAATACGAATCACCTGTAACGTTAAGTCTTGTACTTGGTATACTTATATCTATATTAGATGAACTATAACTAGTTCCCGAACCATTAACCGAATCGAATATTTTTATACCCGTCGCTGGAGCGTCGCTCGTAAAAGTAACCTGGGTATACGCACCCGATGATCCAGGTGTACCAGAAAGTGTTTGGCTAATACCATCTGTTGTACTAGATCCATTAACAAATTTTAACCTATGATTTAAATTACTACCATCACTTTGAAAAAATTTATACGTAACACCTTTATGTAACCTTAATTCAGCGGTTTTACCGTTTATTTTAAAATCGCCACTTGAATATTTTACAATAAAATCAACTGTTCCTGTATCTAAACCAACATTAACTACGTTCGTATTCGAAACTGTTAAGGCCGGATCGCACATGAATTCGTAATTATCTTCGAAAACTTCGTTATTCGGATCAGTTTCGGTCACCGAACCACCACCCTGTAAAACAACCTGGTTTCCGTATATACGTATTCTATCTGATTTATCAGTATTATCACCGTTTTTCATAACGAGGAGTTCGGAACCATCGTTACCTGCACTTGCACCATCGTATTTTCTATTAAGTATCTTAGCAATTTTATCTTCATCACCGGTCGTATCTGAAAAAACAATCATACCCGAGTGACTATCATCCGAAATAACACCTCCACCTATGACTATATCTTTACACGAGATTGACCCACCTATAGACGTGTTACCCATAGTTTTTACAGTCGGTGGTATTTTCATTATTTTTGATTTTCCCACACCTTGTATTAATCCATTGGACGTATCATTTGTTCCAGAGAGTACGAGTCGCGTACCTTCGAGGGACATACTCGTTGGGTACCCGTATGTATTATCTACGAATTCACCTTCGATATACTCGAGTACGGTCCAGAAACGATCGTTAAAATCGTATATTTGAAACGTCTTAGGTCTACCACTTGTACTACCACTTGAAGTGAGAAAAGGTGCTTGTTCGAGCGAGGCTAATAATCGTCTTCCATTATACGATAATCGTACAAAGTTACCCGCCCCGTTAGAATGGTTAATGGTATCCCCGATTAGGTTCCATGTAGAATCACTCGTTGCGCTTTTTTGGAATACTTTTATGGCACCGGATTTAGGATGAGACAAATAATTCGTAAATGGACAACCTATAGCTACTATATGGTTTACCGTGGACATGGCAACTGAATAACCAGCTGATACATTTGATCCCAACTCGCCCGTACTAAACTCTTTTATAGTTGGTAAAAAATTCCATCCTCCTGCACTAGTACTACTGGCATTGTATTTGTGTATTGAAACCGAACCGTCAGTTTGCCACGGTTCGTTAATATTCGCTGCTACACCCGGATTACCTGTAATTACATATTGTCCATCACCACTTATACCAATAGAAAATCCAGTTTTAGTAGGCATTGTTCCAACGTGACCACCATACCACCCTTTTTGTGCACCACCTTCAAATAAACCTATCCGACCTTGGTTAGAGTTCATGCTATAATCACCTACAGCGAACCATGCGTTATTCTCCTTAGCCATCGCAACACACCTT